TACGCGAAGGTGCAGGTAAAACACCAACTTCATTTACGTTTGAGCCCGCTAAAGAGGTTGCTCGCGGAATGGAGAAAATGATCCATGACCAATTAGAAGAAAGTGACGCAAGTCAACATTTGCGTAATGTAGCTTTTGAAATGTCTCTGTTTGGAACAGGCATTCTCAAGGGGCCTTTTGCTTATGATAAAGAATATCCAAAATGGAATGAAGAGGGGGAATACGAACCTCTATTCAAAGTAATTCCGAAAATCGAGTCTGTTTCTATCTGGGATTTCTACCCAGATCCAGATGCTCGGAATATGAACGAAGCGGAGTATGTCATCCAGCGACACCGTATGAGTCGTACTCAGCTTCGGGCCTTGAAGAACAGACCACATTTCCGTGAGGAGTCAATTGAACTCGCCATTGAATATGGCGCAAATTACCAGCCTGAATATTGGGAAAACGCGCTAGAAGATAACAACATGAACCCTGATGTGAACCGTTTTGAGGTTCTAGAATACTGGGGTATGTTAGATTTAGAAACGGCTCAGGACGCTGATATTGATATTCCTGAGAAGTATTTTGATCGTGATGAAATCCAAGTAAACGCATGGATTTGTAATGGTCAGCTACTGCGTTTGGTAGTTAATCCATTCACTCCTAGCCGCATACCTTTCCATGCTGTTCCATACGAAGTTAACCCGTATTCCTTCTTTGGAGTTGGCCTAGCTGAGAACATGGAAGACACGCAAGAAATTATGAATGGCTTCATGCGTATGAGTATAGACAATGCGGCTCTGTCCTCTAACCTATTGATAGAAATAGATGAAACAAATTTAGTACCGGGTCAGGATCTATCAGTCTACCCCGGCAAAATCTTCCGAAGACAGGCAGGGGCCCCGGGTCAGGCCATCTTTGGCACCAAGTTCCCGAACGTAACAAATGAATGTCTAATGATGTTTGATAAGGCGCGTCAGCTTAGTGATGAAGCCACGGGTATGCCCTCTTATTCACACGGTATGTCTGGTGTAATGTCTGTCGGTAGAACTGCCAGTGGTATGTCTATGTTGATGGGCGCGGCCGCACAAAACATCAAAGCAATTGTCCGTAATATGGACGATTATATGTTGGCCCCGTTAGGGCGGGCATTGTTTGCATTTAATATGCAATTCTCTTTTGATAAAGACGTAGCCCAAGGAAATCTAGAAGTTACCGCTCGCGGAACAGAAAGCTTGATGCGTAACGAAGTACGCTCACAACGCTTGCTACAATTTATGCAGATGACTGCAAACCCAGCAATGGCTCCGTTCGTTAAATATGATTACATCTTGAGAGAGATGGCGGCGTCTATGGACTTAGATGAAGAGAAAATCTTAAACGATCCTCGCGAAGCGGCTATTCAAGCTAAAATGATGGCTGAGATAGCGGCCCTTATGCCTCAACCTCCGCAAGGTGCTCCAGAAGGGGCAATGCCAGCGGGTATGGGTGATCCTACAGGTGGAAATATAGCACCGGGAATGGCTCCAGAACCGGGGGCGCAAGGTTTCTCAGGCGCAGGTGGCGGAGATAATGGTGGGCAACAACCCGCACCGCAAGCACCCCCACAGGGCCCAGCGCAATAATGGATAAGATTACTGCAAAAGAGATCCTACCTCTCGTAAATAACGTAGATCAGTATCCCCTTCTGCAATCTTATGTTTCTGCTCGAATAGAAACAATGCGGCAATATTTAGAAAACACAAAAGACCACGTTAAAATTATGGAAATACAAGGGGCAATTGCCGAGCTTCGTAGGTTCCAAACATTGCGTGAACAAGCAATTGAGGGAGCAAAATAATGGCTGAACAAGAAATGACAACAAAAGGTCGTAAGGTTTACCAAGATGAAGAAACTGGAGAGAATTACTCTGAGCGTTCTATCACTTTTGAAACTGAAAATGGTTGGCTAACCATCCCGACTGTTGATGCTGAAGGCAACCAATATACTCAAGCCGAGCTTGAAGAGTTTGTTAGTGAAAACGGCCCTATTGATCCTCTCACAGGTGAAGAGCTTCCACTGTTTGAAACTGTCGAAGACGCAGAAGCGTACGCGCAGGATCGCAGTGATACTCTAATGCCTGAAGACGAACAGCCTATGCAAAATATGATGGGTCTGTACCACGGCGGAATGGCCTGTGGTGATGCGAGTAATGTTGGTTACGACAGCGTGTCAGGTAACCCTATTCCCGCTGGTTCAAACGCCATGAGTGTTCGTGATGATATTCCCGCCGTTTTAAGTGAAGGCGAATATGTAGTTCCCGCTGATGTGGTTAGATACCACGGCTTGAAGACATTTATGGGCCTTCGCGACGAAGCGAAAATGGGCCTTATGATGATGCAAGCAGAGGGTCAGATTAAGTCTCTAGAAGACGAAGAAGAACAAGATACCGTTGAGTGCCCAGATTGCTCAGGCACAGGCGAATTAGATGGTGCCGAATGCGAGCACTGTGAAGGTTACGGTTACCATTATGCGGACGAAATTGAATACGAGGAATCCGATAGCGAGAGCTCTGAGGACACCGAAGTTTCGGACGAGGAAAGTATTGCCGAAGAAGGGGAAGGGCAGTTTCAAGAGGAATATGAAACACCCGAAGGCAATACAGTAAATACGGCTGTTAACGAAGTCGTAGAAGAATTTATGACGCCTTATGACGTTGATTTAAAAGACGAGGAAGACTTGTACCCAACTAAACAAGGCCAGTTTGCTTACAAACCTTCGGTGAAGTTCGCCGTAATGAAGATGAAGTAAGACACACACAATTTGCGTGGGAACGGGCTACCCGCAGACCCTCTCAATTTCGAGAGCTACTTTGAGGCCCCCAAGGAGTAAATATGGCTAAATACCAAGGTGCGTACCGCAATGAAGCGGACGCAGAAGAAAACTTGCAAGATCCTGTGCAAGAAAATCAACAGGCAGACAACGTGAATGCAGACCCAGATGAGGGTACATTCAAAAAACGGTACGGTGATCTTCGTAGGCATATGCAACAGTCTATGCAACAAAAAGACGCCGCACTCACCCAGATGCAAGAGCAATTAGCCCAAGCAACTAGGCAACAAATTAAGTTCCCCAAAACTGAAGAAGAAGTGGCGGCGTGGACTGCAAAGTACCCCGATGTTGCCGCAATTATTGACACCATTGCCCAAAAGCGAACGCAGGAAGCATTGGCTGTTGGGGAGCAAGAGCTCAATAAAGTAAAACAGCTTGAAGTTAAGCTTAACCGCGAAAAAGCTGAAAAAGAACTACGAGATACCCATCCAGATTTCGATAAAATCAGATCTAATAAAGATTTTCACGAATGGGTGATGGAACAGCCTCAATATGTTCAAGATGCTCTTTATAAAAACAACACAGATGCTAGAGCGGCTTCCCGTGCAATTGATTTGTACAAAGCCGATAAAGGCATCAGGCGAAAGCGTACGGCTAGCCCGCAAGATGCGGCACGTTCAGTAGGACGTACAAGCAGTGCTAACGCCCCAGTATCAGGACGATCTCGTTTCTCAGAGAGCCAAGTACAGAAAATGTCCCCAAAAGAATACGATGCAAATGAGGACGCTATACTTGAATCTATGAGAAGTAATTCGTTTGTTTACGATTTATCTGGTGGAGCAAGGTAAAACCACTTGTAAAGGTACAGAACTCGTGGTATACTAACATCAGCTAAAGGAAAAATTAACATTAGTTAATTGAGTACTAAGTGCAGGGAGCCGCGTCACTAGACGCCTACCTCCAAAAATTAACTTTCAGAATATATAGATAAGAACACCTGAAACGTTTGGCCCTTGCCACTAATCTCGTACAAGATTAGGTGCAAAGTTACCCAAGTAGTGTCAGCCCTTAGCCCCTATAAAGTTTCTGTTCAGTACCAACTAAACCTCAATTCGGACACAGATCCGATTGTTTAGCCTACTCAACAAGGAGAATATTATGGCTTTTTCAAGTGCAGGGGGTCATACTAACTTACCTAACGGTAACTTTAGCCCCGTAATCTACTCACAGAAGGTTCAAAAAACCTTCCGTAAATCTTCTATTGTAGAAGATGTAACAAATACCGATTATTTTGGTGAAATTGCGAACTACGGTGACAGCGTTCGTATTATCAAAGAACCGGAGATCACAGTTAGTGCGTACCAACGTGGTACAGCATTGGCAACTCAGGCAATCGCGGATGCCGATTTTTCACTTATCGTAGATCAAGCAAACTACTTCCAGTTTGCAATGGACGATATCGAAACCGCTCACTCACACGTTAATTTCATGGATCTGGCAACAGACCGTGCGGCTTATCGTTTGCGTGACGAATTCGATGGTGAAGTTCTTGGCTACCTAGCTGGCTGGGAAAAGAATGGTAGTGGCGATTGGATTCGTCGTACAGCCGCGAACGGTGTAAAAGCTGATTCAACTGCTGGTGCGGACGAATTGCTTGCAAGTAACCAACTAAGCATACTTAATTTTGGTGGTGCTGACTTGGGCGTTGCGGGTGAAGTAACTTCAATCCCTCTAGCCGCTGGTGGTGGCGCGTCTGGTATCACATCTCCTCTAGCTATGCTTAACCGCGTTGCTCGTCAGATGGATCAGGCTAACGTTGACACTGAAGGACGCTGGTTCGTTGCTGACCCGGTATTCTACGAAATCTTGATGGACGAGGGATCTAAGTTCGTTGATCGTGACTTCGGCGGTGGCGATGAAATTCGCAATGGTCGTGTAGGTACTGGCCTTATCCGTGGTTTCCGCGTGTATAAGTCTAACAACCTTCCATATGTGGGTACTGGATCAGGTACAACTCTTTCTACAGGTTCCGAAACTAACTTCGGCGTCATGGTAGCAGGACACGATTCAGCGGTAGCAACTGCACAACAGCTTGCTAAAACTGAGTCTTTCCGTGATCCAAACACATTCGCGGACAAAGTTCGCGGGATGCAACTTTATGGCCGGAAGATCCTCCGCCCTGAAGCATTGTTCACTGCAAACTACAACGTAGCGTAAAATATTGGGGGTGCTCTCTTTATGGGGGCACTCCCTTTATGTTTTAGAGAGATGAATTATTGTGTCTACATACCTTGATCTAACAAACCAATTACTACGAAGACTAAATGAGGTTGAGATTGCTCAAGCTGATTTTCCTTCAGTGCGTGGTGTTCAGGCAACGGCAAAAGACGCAGTTAAAAATGCAATCGCAAAAATCAATCAAGCTGAATACGAGTGGCCGTTTAACGCAGTACAGCACACTCAGCTTTTAGTAGTAGGTCAGGAAGAATATTCATGGCCTCAATATTTAAAAGTAGCCGACTTTAACTCATTCCAACTACAGCCGAATAGTAGTCTTGGGGTGCAAGCTACCCAATTAAAATTTATTGATCGCGACACTTATTATAGAAATTTTAAAGATCTAGATGATAACGCGGGTGCCGCTGGTAGGGCTATTCCTACAACGGTAGCTGAAGGCTTTGGGAACGGATACGCCGTAACCCCATCACCTGATCAAGCGTATACAATCAAGTTTAGGTATTACCAAACTCACAACGATTTAGTTGCTTACGGGGATTTAACTCGTGTCCCAGATACTTACGACAATGTGATTATCGAAGGGGCTCTAATGCAAATGTATATGTTTAGAGACAACATGGAAGCCGCAGGTATTTCCGCTCAGTTATTCCAACAAGGCGTAAAAGAGATGCAAGGCATTCTAATGAATAAATATGAGGCGATTAGAGACACTCGTATTTCTGTAGATATCCGAAGCAATAGGTTATTCATTTAATGCCAGATCGTATTCAGTCATTTAAAGTTATCTGTGGCGGCGGTCTAAACTCAAATGAGAACCATCTTGATCTCTCAGAGAACAACCCGGGGTCGGCCACCCGTCTAGTTAACTACGAAGTTAGCTTGTATGGTGGGTATAGGCGTATTGAAGGTTTTCAACCTTATGATGCAACTTATCAAGAAGTTGACCCAGATGATTGTGAAGGGCGCATTTTAGCCCTCTCTATTTTTAAAGATGATAATTTAAACGAAACTATTGTCTTAGCGGCTCGTAAAGTTAAAAAGTTTCGCTTTGTAGCTACCTTTGCACAAAGTGCATTTACAGGCGCAGATACTAATAACCGTACAGTAAATCTTCCATTTAGTGCTGATGTACACGTTTATAAAAATGGTACACAGTTAGGAATAACTACGGATTTTACCGTGTCGGGGAACACAGTTACTTTGGTAACTCCTGCTACGGCGGCGGATGTTATAGAAATTGATCCAAACGAATATTGTTTTTACCGTTATGTATTTGGTTCAGGGTATTCTAAATACACGTTAGACCACAGTGCTAGACGGTCAACCCTAACAACATTAGGTGATCAGCTAACAAAAATAAGAAGCGAAACATTTAATTTTGGTGATGGTAACCATATTTGTTTTGTAGACGGTTGCGGCCCTGCCATTGTTTTTGATGGCTCTCACTGGGAAGAACTAACCGTAGCTGGAACGGGTACAAGCCCCGCCGCAGGTGGTCACTCTACTCAGACAGGTGGTGGTAACCAGTGTTTAGAGGCTCCTTCTCTTGTAGGTGTTTTTGAAAACCACTTGTTTATTGGTGGTAATGTTTTAACTGAGGCTACAATTGCTCACTCCGCGCCTAACGCATGGTATGATTTTCTTGTTGCTAATGGTGCAGGTCAAGTATCCGTAGGATTTGACGTTGTTCAGTTTAAGCCCTTCCGAGACAACTTGTTTGTTTTTGGTGATAACGGGATTAAAAAGATTACGGCGGATGTAACCGCTGGATTTATTATAGATCAGGTAACGTCGAATGTTGGATGTATTGCTAGAGATAGTGTCCTTGAAATTGGTGGTGATCTGGTATTTTTAGCCCCGGATGGTCTGCGTCCTGTTGCTGGAACTTCCAGAATAGGTGACGTAGAATTAGAAACAATATCTAAGCCTATTCAACAGCTACTCACAGATCTGCCTAAAGATTACGATTTAGATTCTCTTGTAGGCGTAGTGATTAGATCCAAATCTCAATTACGATATTTTGTAGGAGATGCGAATACAGCTACTACAGATAGTTATGGTTTTATTGGTGGTCTTAGATCCGCTGACCAACGACTAGGTTGGGAATTCGGAGAACTAATTGGCATCAGAGCCAGCGCGACAGCATCCGCATATGTAAATAGACAAGAACTTGTTTTGCATGGCGATTTTAATGGTAAAATTTATAGACAGGAACTCGGCAACACATTTGATGGCAACGACATATTAGCCATCTATGCCACTCCTTATTACGACTTTGGAGATACTGAAGTTCGTAAGACAATGAGAAAAGTGAACACTTTTGTTCGTGCAGAAGGCCCGTTCACTCTAAACATGGCGGTCAACTACGATTGGGATGATCCAACCGTTAGCCGCCCTTCCGCATACGCACAGCAATCACAAGGTGCCCCAGTGCGGTATAAAGGAAGAAACATTAATTATGGTGGGGTTAATATTAATTACGGCGGTAACGAAAAACCAATCGTAACCACATCAATTCAGGGCTCTGGGTACGCCACTCAGCTTACCTTTGTGACGCTAGGGGAGTTTGATCCTTATAGCATTCAGGGCGTTGTATTTGAATTTAGTATTGCGGGAAGACGATAAATGGCAGGATATATAAGACAATCTGTAGCAAACATTGTAAACGGATCTAACATTACGGCTCCGCCGTTGAATGCCGAATTTAATCAAATATCGGCCGCGTTTGACGCAAGTACAGGCCACGCCCATGATGGCTCTTCTGGCAGTTCGCCCAAAATAGATCTTACTACCTCTATTACAGGATACCTTCCTGCAATTCATGGTGGTAACGGCGGTAAGAATAATACACAGGCTACGGCTAACCCTACTACAGCGGATGACTTTAATGCGGGCTACGCCCCCGGTTCTCTTTGGCTTAACTCGGCTAATGGCCGAGGTTTTTTGTGTGTAACTAATACTATAAATAACGCCGTATGGGCCGAAGTTGCGGCTATCAGCCCTAACAACCGTATTACCGCTGAAGTTTCAAACACCGTGGATATCGGCTCGTCTGTTTACCAATTTAAGGATATTTATATTGATGGAACAGGCTATATTGACGCTATTAGTGGGGATACAATTAATCTTACTAGTAACGCCTCTGTGGGTGGCAATCTTACTCTTACAGGCAATTATGTTGGCTCTGGTAACCTTACTAACACAGGTACAGGATACTTTGGTGACAATGTTACGACAAACGCAGATTTAGCGGTCAACGGAACACTTAATGCGGCTGGAGATGTAAATCTTGGTAACGCCCCTACGGATACCGTAACGTTTATATCTCGTGTAGATTCAAGTGTCATACCATCCGCCAATGCTACTTATAATTTAGGTAGTACAACGAATGAATGGCAAAACCTATTTATCGATGGCACGGCTGAGATTGATCAGCTAAACGCTGACAGCGTAGACATTAATTCAGGTAATATTGATAACACTGTTATTGGTGCTACAACTGCCGTTGCTGGTTCATTCAGCACACTATCAGCTTCAGGAAATACTGCATTAAGTGGTGACTTATCCGTTAATGGAAACACTACTCTTGGTAACGTAGCTACAGACATAATTACAGCAACGGCTGAGTTTGCTACAAGCCTTGTACCTAGCACAGATGGTACTAGGGATTTAGGATCTTCAACAAAAGAATGGCGTAACCTTTATATAGATGGTGTTGCTCAAGTAGACAGCCTTGTCGCGGACACCGCTGATATTAATGGCGGAACCATAGATAACGCTACTATAGGAGCCACAACAGCCTCTTCAGGTGCTTTCACAACAGTGTCCTCATCTGGACAAGCTACATTAGCTACCGTGGATATTAATGGTGGTGTAATTGACGATACCGCTATTGGGGCTACTACACCTTCATCTGGTGCCTTTACTACTGTGTCTGCATCCTCTGGTATAACAGGAGATATAACGGGCAGTGTTACAGGCAACGTAACAGCCGCAACAGGAACAAGTTCATTTAATAACGTCAGTATCGGCGGGACACTAAATGGCTCAGTTGTAGGAAACGTTACTGCAAGCGCAGGGACATCAACGTTTAACAATGTTACTATCAACGGCCAGTTAGATATGGATGCAGGTACTACTGCTACCATTACTAATCTGACTACTCCTACAAATACAGGAGATGCCGCGAACAAGGGCTACGTTGATACAGCAATTAGTGACCTTATTGGTGGAGCCCCCGGGGCGTTAGACACTCTTAATGAGTTAGCAGAAGCTCTTAATGATGACGCGAATGCCTATACCACCTTAGATACTAAGATTAATACAAAGCTAACTAAAGCTGGCGATACAATGACAGGTGCCCTTAACATGGGTGCAAATCTTGTAACTAGCTCTGGAACGCCAGCCGCTAACTCCGATCTTACTAACAAGCTCTACGTTAACAATCAGGATGCTCTAAAGCTGTCACTAACTGGTGGCACAATGTCTGGCACTATAGACATGGGCACCAACACAATAACGAATGTTGTTGACCCTTCAAATGCTCAGGATTCGGCAACAAAAAATTATGTAGATGGTATTCTTGGTTCAGCTACAGCGGCGAGTGCAAGTGCAGGGGCGGCGGTAACAAGTGAGGCGAATGCCTCAACTAGTGAAACTAACGCGGCAACAAGTGCCACTCTAGCCCAAGATTGGGCCACGAAAACAACTGGTACTGTTGACGGATCAGAATTCTCTGCAAAATATTACGCTAACCAAGCGGCTACAGACTATGTAGCAAAAGCGGGATCTACCATGTCTGGGGATCTCAACTTAAATGGTAACGAAGTACAAAATGCTGTTTTAACTAGCGCGACAATAAGTTATAATGATATTACAAGTGTACAGACCAATGTAAGGTCTGAGTTAAGTGCAAGTGGTAGTATTAACTATAACAGTAGCACTGGTGTAATCAGCTATACTCAACCAACCACCGTGAGCACTTTTACCAATGATGCGGGTTACGCAACGGTGGATGATTCAACAGCATTAGCAATCGCACTGGGATAATAAAATATGGCAAATACATTTAAAAATGCTCACAGTGCAGGGACAGGGACAGCATACGCTACGGTGTACGCCGCACCTGCGAGCACCACGACAGTGGTTTTAGGTATGTCCCTGTGTAACACAACTACTGGATCTATTGTAGTAGATGTCCAATTTAGGGATGCGGCTTCAAGTGCTCGTAAGATGCTCACAAGTGTCGATATCCCAGCGGGCTCAACTCTCGAAGTATTATCAGGTCAGAAATACATCCTAGAACCTACGGACGATATTCAAGTTAAATCAAATACTGCTTCTAGCTTGGATGTGGTTATGGGCGTAATGGAGATCACTTAATGGCGTATTTGGGTAACAAGCCAGTAAACAATTTCGTATCGTTTGCAAAGCAGGATATCACTGGAAACGGTGGTACGTCTTACAGCCTTGATTACCCTGTAACTGGCGCAAATGATATTGAACTATATATCAATAACGTGCGACAGGAGCCAACTGAGGCTTACTCTTGTTCTGGTTCTACACTGACACTTACTGAGGCTGTAGGCTCTTCTGATGACATATACGCTATCTTTAGCGGCAGAGCCTTACAAACTGCACAACACCCATCAGACAGCGCGTTAGAGGCTTCTCAAGCTACAATTTCTGGAAGTACAGTTATTAACGGAGCTATTGGTGTTAATAATTCTTCCCCAAGCTATCAGGTAGATGTAACTAGAAGTACGGGCGGAACTGATATTATGCGCGTCAAAGGGGATGCTCATAATGCGTTTATTCGTTTTCAAGACAGTGACAGTTCTTCAGATTTTACAGTAGGTTCTGATGACAACGGCCCTACAGGTTCTGGTAGTTTTGTTATATATGATCGAAATGCAAGTTCATACCGCTTGAGGATGGATTCTTCTGGTCGTGTCACTATGCCGTATCAGCCATTTTTTTATGCAAAGAATACAGGTGTGGGGTCAGAAAGCGGCGATGGTATTACAACAAACCCTGCAAT